TTTTTACCCCTAATGCTTGAAAAGGCTTAGTAAAAAATATAGGTTCTCCTCCGTTATTTTATTATAATACAATGTCTTTAAGTTGTTTTACTTATTTTGTCTCATTTTTCTTTCTGATCGGTGTAATTTAAAATTTCTCTCAAAGTATTTACACTTTTTATAGCCTTTTTATGTAGCTTTAAAGATTCTTTTCTAGAATAGTGTGTTTCAAACAATCTGTCTTGTCGCATTCTAAATACTCTATAATCAAATAATTTTAAAGCTTCTTCTAGTGCTTTATTATAATCACAATTATCTCTATACATTCTATAGATTATACATCTATCAATATCATAAGCAGCTAATAAATCAGCTTCTCTCACAATATGATATGCTAATTGATATTCACCTAATTCGGGATATCCATTAGCTTTTACTTTTGAATAAGACATAGTTCCAATTATTTTTCCTACAATTTCTAACTCAGATGAAGTCATATAACCAGATAAATATGTTTGATATCTAATTATACCTTCTTTTTCATCCATATATTTTTTATCACACATATCATGACCTATTGCAGCCATATAAATAATTTCTTTGTGTTTTTCTAAATAAGGATTTTTAATAATTTCATTATCATAGATTTGTTTAGCAAATTGATATACTTCCATACTATGCTTTAGAGCGTGGGATTCATCTATATGATATAATTCACTTGTCTCAACCACATATTTAAACCCCCTATTAATTAAATTTAAAAGTGACATAGCTGTTGACATTATTCTCATTAGGATTATACAATAAATTAATTTAGTTTTTTAAATTCAAATTTTTTTTTAAATATAATCACAAATTTCAGTGTCAAATTTATCATTAATGCTTATAATTCGAAATGGTTTACCACAACCATATATTTTATTCTCTCTAATATAATAATCACACATGTCTTTTGGAGAATGAGGGTCGATTTGTTTACAATTTTTTTTAAGAACACCGTGTCTAAATATACCGCAATTTATTTTCCTTATAATTATAAAGTCTTTACAATGTGGACAGATTAAAATTGGTTCTTCCTTCATTTCTTTTTCGTCTTCAGACATTAATAATATAATTTATAACTATATTATTAAGTTATTTATTACACCAACCAAAAAGAAAAATGAGACAATTTTCTAAATGGTTTATTTGGTGTTGAAGGGAATATTAGTTCCTTCTAATATCAATAGTAAGGAGTTTCACCTTACGATAGTCCAACTTAACCCAGCAAAACTGGTGAAGGACGAAATGAGTAGCAATTTGTTACAAGGTATATTTGTTTTCTCAACTCACTTGTAACTGCTTAACCAAAAAGGGAAGTAACCACATCTCAATATTACTTATATGTAATATATTACATATCTTTAAGTTGTTTTGTCTCATTTTTCTTTTCGGTCGGTGTAATATAAATTTTATTTTCTTCTTGAATATCTACGTTTAGATTTTCTCTTATTTTTTCTGGTTTTTCTTCTTTTTCTCTTGCCACCGGTTTCATTGATAACTGGTAATAAATGACCATCAAAATATCTAGATTGAGGATTTTCATCTTCATCTTTTGATGGTGGTGGTTTCATTGTCATTCCCATTTTGATTGTTTCATATAATTTTTCAATTTCATCTGGAGAAAGATACTGATTATAAACTTGCTCAAAATCAAATGTATTATCAGGTGTGTAATCTACGCTTATATATATTAATTATATATAAATTTTTCAATTAAACTAATCCAATCTTTAAGAATATTTTCATTTTCATAAATATTATGATTACCATCTAATACTAGTTGATCTTTACAAACGCATTCATTTGAAGTTTTATCCATCATATTATCATGATAATCACTACATGATTTTAAATAATCAATAGGTATATTATCTTCACCATCTCTGTGTCTAGTAGCAATTCTTTGATGACAAGTTTCGGGTTTTGCTCTAACATAAATAATCTTATTAACTGGAAATTCTTCAGCAAATGTATTAAACCAATTAAGATAAATTTGATAATTAACATTTTCAATTTTACCAGTATCATATAACATCTTCGCAAAAACCATTTTGTCTGTAAATAAGCTTCTCTCTGTAATAATAATGTATTTTGGTAATTCAAAATAATTTTCTTGTTCATCATAATTAATTAACATTTGCTGATTTCTATTTTTAATTAATTTTTCTTGGTGTTCTTTAACTTGTTGAACATTTTCTTTTAATAATTTTAATCTAGATATGTATGCCATCATTTGGAATGAAAATGAATACTTATCTTGGTCAGCATAAAATTTCTCTAAAATTGTAATACCATTTTCGTCTTTAATTTTACTCCATTCATCCACTGGTTCTTTTAAGAATATTATATGTGTATTATCTTTAAATTGCTTTTTAAGATTAGCTAGCAAAGTGGACTTGCCAGATCCAATATTACCTTCAATTGAAACAATTTGAATTTGGTGATTCATGATATGTATTATTTATAGATTATATTTATATCTATTTTTATTTTCAATTTTATTAAATAAAAAAATTGATATTAAAAATATATATAAAGATAATAGTATATAACTAAGTAATTAAACCAGCAAAATGGACTTGAGACAACGTAAGCTTAACAAATCTGAATGGGATTCTATTGAGATTTCCGTTTCTGATAGTGAATTATCAGTGTTAAAACTGATTATGTCAGGTTATCATGATGTAATGACAAGAATTAATAAAAATAATTCTATCTTTACATATTTAAAGATAGAATTTTCAGAGAAAATGGAGGATTATATTTATAATAGGTTCTTACGTAAAACAGCTGATCAAATTGAGAAATTATTATCTGAATTAGATCCTACTTATAAAATAATGAAAATTGATGTAAATATAAAACCAAATTCTTCAGACAGAGTAAGATTAGAAAGATTTGATGAAGAAACAATTAAAAATAGTGATATTTATGAAAGTTTATTAATGCTACATATTAAGAAATTATTAACAGCAAAGAAATTAATGAACACAAAACCAGCTGATTTACAAAAGAATACAAAATTATTTCATTTTCACTATTATACTCTTTATAAACTTATTAGAAATAATATAATTAGATTGAACAGACATGTTAGAAATTTGGTAAACATAGTTCTTGATAAATTTATTGATGAAATTGATAAATTAAATATTATAGAAAATGCGGTAGAATTTATTGAGAAAAATGAAAATTTATTAAAGTATGATGATTTGGTTTTGTATGAACATCAAAAAGAGATTTTTACATTAATTAAAACACCAAATCCAAAGCTAATATTATATATGGCTCCGACTGGAACAGGAAAAACATTAACGCCAATTGCGCTGTCAGAACAGAAAAAGATTATCTTTGTTTGTGCGGCAAGACATGTGGGATTAGCATTAGCAAGAGCTGCTATTTCTGTCAACAAAAAAATTGCTTTTGCTTTTGGATGTTCAAGTGCTGACGATATTAGATTACACTATTTCTCAGCAAAAGAATTTACAAGAAATAAGAGAACTGGTGGAATTAAAAAAGTTGACAACTCTGTTGGTGATAATGTTCAGATAATTATTTGTGATATTAGGTCTTATTTACCTGCTATGTATTATATGCTAGCATTCTTCCCAGCAAAAGATATTTGTACTTATTGGGATGAGCCTACTATTACAATGGATTACAACGAACATGAATTTCATAAGACAATTAGAAAAAATTGGAAAGATAACGTAATTCCTACAGTAGTTTTATCATCTGCTACTTTACCTAAGGAAAATGAGTTAACACAAACCATTCCTGATTTCTTAAATAAATTTCCTGGTGCTGAAATATGTAATATTGTTAGTCATGATTGTAAAAAATCAATTCCAATTGTTAATAAAGATGGTTTTGTAGTATTGCCGCATTATTTATCAGGTAATTATGATGATATGTTAGGAATAGCAAATCATTGTAGAGATTATTTAACTTTACTAAGATATTTTGATTTGAAAGAAGTAGTAGAGTTTATTACATTTGTTAATAAAAATAATTATGCTAATAATAGAATGCGATTAGATAGACATTTTGAAGATTTAGATGCTATTAATATGAAAAATATAAAAGTTTATTATGTTGAAATGCTGAGAAATATTAATCAATCAAATTGGCAAATTATTTATTCGTACTTTGAACAAAATAGAAGACCAAGGATTTTGGAGAATACAAATGTAGATACAAAAGGAAGTAGAATTCAAAAAGTTAGAAGTTTAGGTCCTGGTGTAAGCTCAATATCTTCAAATTCTTTAGCTGGAGCACCTCTTTCACGACTCGCATCTGAACAAATTACCAGTTCAAGAGTTACTGAACCACTTCCACAAGGAACTTCAGGTGTTTATGTTACAACTAAAGATGCGTATACTTTGACAGATGGTCCAACAATATTTATTTCAAATGATATTGAAAAGATTGCTAAATTTTGTGTTCAACAAGCAAATATTCCAACAGCTGTCATGGATGAGCTCATGAATAAAATTGAATATAATAATATTATTAATAAAAGAATTTATGATATTGATGTTCAAATTGATGTTATAAAAGAAGGAATTGAAAAACAAGTTAAAAATAGTGTTAATGAATCGCATAAAGGAATTAGTGTCAAAGGTAGAGTTAAATCTAATAAAGATCCTAAAAAGTTGAGCAAAGATATTCCAGATGAATTACAAAATAAAGGATCTCTTAATAAAATGACACAGGAAGTAAATAGTTTAAGAGCATTAATTAAACGAGCTTCGTTAAATGATACATTTGTTCCTAATAAAAAACAGCATCTAGAAAAATGGGCACCTGATATGAGTATTTCAAACGCATTTACCAGTTCAATTGATGAGCAAGTAGTTTCTGATATCATGGCATTAAATGGTGTTGATAATTTATGGAAAATTCTGCTTATGATGGGAATTGGTGTATTTATTAATCATGATAATATTACTTATACCGAGATTATGAAAAAACTTGCTGATGAACAAAAATTATATATGATTATAGCATCTAGTGATTATATTTACGGAACAAATTATCAGTTCTGTCATGGTTTCTTGAGTAAAGATTTAGATTTAACGCAAGAAAAGGTGATTCAAGCTATGGGTCGTATTGGTAGAAATAATATTCAGCAAACTTATACAATTAGATTTCGCGATGATTCTCAGATTGCTAAGTTATTTACATCAGAAACTGATAAACCGGAAGTTAGAAATATGAATATATTATTTAATACCACAAATGTAAAGTATGAAGATGGTGAATATATTGAAGTACCTGAAGAAAATGAAGAATTAATTATTGAAGAGACTGGAGAAGATTTCGATCCATATGATAGAAATGAAAATGAAGATGAAGAAAATGTAGAAAATGAAGAAAATGAAGATGAAGTTTAAGTAAATATTTAAAAAATTGAATAAAAAAAAATTAATATTTTATTTTTTTTATACAATAATCAATCTAAATGTCGCAAGACAAAGAAATAATTTATTATGAGAGTTTACATTCAAAAGTTTATTGGAGATATAAGACAGCATTTCGGAATGATTTTGAAATAATTACACCCTTGAAGATTTAAAACCGCACCCCCTAATTATTTTTTATATTTTTCTCAAAATAATATAGATGAATAAACATAAGACAGAAGATTATAAAATTTCTGCGGTTAAATATTACTTAAATAATGATAAAGGAGATGGATATAAGAAAACATGTAAAATATTTGATTGTAAGAAATCCACTTTACGAGATTGGATTAAAAGATACAATATTTCCAAAAATCTCACAAGAAAAAACCGAAAACCAATATCATATAAGATTACTAAACCACAAGTAAAAACTGCGTTAGAATTATTGAAGAAAAACGAACAATTGACTATGAATGAATTAGCATTTGATATGAAACAAAAATATCCTACTTTTAATATTACGCCTCAACATTTAGGACATGTTATTAGAGATAATAACCAAACAAGAAAAAGAACAAGACACGAACATTTCCCAAAAGAAAGATATAAGAAACCAATTGATAAACAAACAGAAATGAATGTTTTTTATCAAAAAATAAAACATTATCCATTAAATAAAATAATTTGTTTAGATGAAACAAGTGTAGGTTCTGCGTTGCATCCTACTTATAGTCGTTGCTACTTGGGAAGAAGATGTAGAATAAAAACATCAAATCAATTTGTATTTCGTAAATTTACATTATTAGTAGCAATAAGTAATTCAAAAATAGTAGGAAAAGAGATGTATGAAAAAGGCGGTATGACTGCTGAACGATTTGTAGAATTTTTACAAAAACATATTTTTCCACATTATAAAGGATTTTTGATTGTGTTAGATAATGCGAAAAGCCATAATAACGAATTGATTAAAAATGCGATTACTAAAAGTGGTAATGAATATTTATTTGCAATACCTTATACACCTAAAACCAACAATCCAATAGAGGCATACTTTAACCAAATAAAAACATACATGAAAAAGAATAGAAATGTTGAAAATTACGAACAATTAGAAAAGAATGTAGAAAATGCTATTGATAAAGTAAAACCTGAAAATTATAAAAACTATTTTCAACACGCATACGGAATGAATGAAAAAATAGAATTTATAAGGAAACCATCTACAAGAAAAAGGAAATTAAAAATTTATAAATAATATACTTAAAATTTATTTGTGTATTTTAAGTATATTTAAGATGCCTATGCGATTGAAAAGTGATTTATATAAAAAAGAACAGGAAGAAGTTATAGAAAAAATTATATCCATATTAGATTTAAAAAACAAGAATACATATACACTTTATGAATTAGATAAAAATGAAGAAATACAAAATAAAATAATGGAATTAATACCTGAAATAAGAAAATGGTTTTCGTTTAATGGATTAAAAGCAGTTGGAGAACCAAGTAAAATAAAAAGACCTTGGTTAAGTATTATAAAACAATTATTAAAATCAAAATATAATATTGAAAGTAAAGATTTTCAATTTACAGAAAACGGAAAATATATTAGAACACATATTTATAGTTTTGAATTAATAATACATTAGAAAACCCATTCATATTCATTTTTAATATTACGAAAGTCTTTGTGTGTATCTAAAATCATTTCTTTAAATAATTTATTATCACTTCTTAATTTTTCAATACCTATGCTATTTTTTATTTCTTCATAATTGTCAATTAAATTATCCAACCATTCTTTATATTGGATGATATCTCTGTTTATAAAATAATAAGCATTTTTAATGTGTCTTTCTTCGTCATCTTCAAAACCATGTATATATAAAGGCGTTTGGCTATATTCTACAGCACTAATATAAACATATTTTTTATTATTCATTTTTTTACGACCAATGTAGATTTTTCTTTTTTAAACTTACTGAAAAACTCTTCTGTTTCTTTTTTAAGTTCTTCATATAATGATTTTATTTCATTTACTTTTTTATGATAAGTTTTTTTTGTATTAATAGGTGTGTTAATGTCAGTTATTGATTTTAATTCAAGCATTAACTCATTTATTAATTTTTCAGATAGTTCATCTTTTGAAATTTTGAAAAATTCTCTATTAGAATTTACACGATGACTTTTTATATGATTGTGAATTTGTTTTTCAAGTTTAGAACCCTCTGGCGTAATAATTACATATTCAACTATAAAAGGAGTAGGTATTCCTGATGTATGCAAATCATTTGCTCTTATATTGGGGTGTTCTCTCGTCCAACCAATTTTTAGCATGTCGGCAGGAAAAGACGGATTAGACATAACATAAACATATTGTTCTTTATTTTCATTCATTTTCATAATAGTATTGTTCATTTATAGTTATTGTTAAATAGATTTTATATTATTTTGTTTCAATTTTATTATTTATTCGTTAAATTACTTAAAAATAAAATATTTAGGAATATTATAAAGGATGTCTATAAAAGAAAAACCACCTGACGACTTTTTCAAAGGAATTAAACTTTCCTTAAAAAGTGTCTTGAAACATCCTGATATAAATACACCAAAAATTACAAATGCTGTTATTCTTTGTAATAAAATAGTAATTAATGTTTTACTATTCATGAAATTATACTTATTAAATTACTATGATACTCATAACACTTTACCAGTTATAGATAAGGTATTCGTAAATTCATGTATGAAAATTATGTGTAATGAAAAACCACAAGGAAGACCTGCAAAAAAAGAAATTAAAGAATTAAAAGACAATTTAACTTCCTTTTACAAAACTCAATTTGAACCACTTATCCAAAATGAAACACTTGAATATACACATATGAATACTATTTTGGATTATTTAACAATTGATATTCTTACTATGTATGAGAATAACATTAAAAATCATTTTGTAGAATATGTAGAACGATATGTAAATGTTGTTTGGAAAAAGAAGTTTATTGTAAGTAAAATAAGGAAACTGAATATTACCAAAAAAGAAAAAGACGCAAAAATAAACAAATTATGTAATCAGTTAAGAAAAATCAAAAACGATTTATTGAATATTGAAACAACACAATACAAATCTCATAATTCTTATCATACATGGATTAAACAACAAAAACAATTGATTATACCTGTTAAAACATTCAAGAAAAATTTATATTATGATTTAATGTGTAGTCCTATGGATTATTTCCCTTGTATGATTAAAATGATGAAACAAGTAGAAAAAGAAGAACAAACAATTTGTAATGTATTTCCTATGCGTAATGAAATAATACCAAAACATATAAGATTAGATACAACTACATTAGTGCATCTTCTTATGACGAAAAAACAAGGAAATAAAAGTGATTATTTAACAGAAGGCAATTTGAAACGAAATGAAAATAAAATTTGGGAATTCTTTTTTAGAACTGAACGCAAATGTTTCCATAAAAAGCATTATGAATTTCACCATATGATAGAAACAGATGGAATTAGTTGTTCCTTGTTATTATTGCGTAAAGATTTAATTGGTAAAAAACTACCGATGATGAAAAAAGGAATAAATAATGAAGAATATATTGATGAACTCAAAGATTATTTACAACTACAAAATAAAAAAATAGTTGGAATTGACCCTGGAAAAAACGACCTGATTTATTGCGTAGATGCAGATAATAAAGAAGCAAATACATTTAGATATTCACAAGACCAACGCAGAAAAGAAACAAAGAAAAAGAAGTATTCAAAAATTCAATTGGAATTAAAAAAGGAAAAAATACATGGCAAAACAATTATAGAATGGGAAACTGAATTATCCAAACTTAATAGAAAATCACTTAACATAACAAAATTTAAGGAATATATCCAAAAGAAAAGTGAAATAAATGGAATGTTATTCAAGTTTTACAAAAAATATATTTTTAGGAAACTACGCTTACAAAGTTATAGAAATACAAAGAAAAGCGAACAGAAAATGTTAAATAATTTCAAACAAATTTTTGGTAATGAAAAAGAAGTAGTAGTTTGTTTTGGAGATTACGAACAGAAACAACAAATGAAATACAAGGAAGCAACCAAAGGAAAAGGCATGAGAACTTTATTTAGAAAAGCAGGTTTTCAAACTTATTTGGTTGATGAATTTAGAACCAGTTGTAGATGTTCCAAATGTGAAATAGGTATTTGTGCGAAGAATATGGTAATGGAAAACCCAAGACCATATAAAACAGGAAACATTCTCGTCCATGGACTGATTTGTTGTAAGAACGGATGCGGTTATTGGAATAGAGATGTGAATGGTGCTACAAATATTTATAAAATTGCTTATAATGCGATAAATAATAAAGAAAGACCAAATTATTTATCAAGAAGCAATAACTCATCAGGGTTTTTAGAAGAATTCCCAAAATCAAAATTTACATGCCTTGAAATAGGCAAACCTTGAAGTTTCCTTTCATTTTATACAGAAAGGTGCGGTTTTAAATCTTCAAGGGTGTAAATTAGAAGATGTTTGGAGAGAAGAAAATTATTGTTATGGAGTAGATCAATATATTAAACAATTTATTAAAGTCATGAAAGAACGAGTAATAAGATATCTTCCGGAATTAGAAAAAGTAGATATATTATTAGCTACTCTTGACAAAAATAATTTATTACATCGTTTAATGATTTCAGTTACAGAAATGATTAAACAAATGCTTAATTTAAAAGCAAGAAAAATTGATTATTATAAATCAGTATTTGTAATAATTAAATATGATGGTAAAAATGTATTTATGGGTAATTTGAATTTTGAAGGATTGGTATAAGTCTAATATAAAAGGATGTATTTCTGTATCTATTACCATATACATCTCTTAATGTATAATCATTATGATAATCTATTTTAGGTGCTAATTCAGCATCACGTCCATTTATATTATTAAATTGACCAGCTTCTACAATTTCAATATCCCTATAGGGATTTGGAGCAAGATTTCGCATTGAATTTTCTACTGATTCAATAAAATTTTTTATTGTAGTATCAGGATTAAATGAGAAATAAAAACTTCTCTCTGTATAAGGTATTTTGAAAGAAAATGTATAAAGTTCGTTGTCAGTAGACATATGTTATTATTAATGGGGTTTATTTTAAATGATTTTTTATATAACTAATTTAGCTCCTAATTCTTTATAATAATAATTATTATATGGAATATTATTTTGTAACGCTTTTGCTAATGTTTTATCACTCATTTTGAGTTCTCTAATACAATCATATTTACACGAAAACTCTTTAACTAAATTGTTATTCATATCATATTGTCCTATTCCATTTTTATATAACAATGGCTCACCATTTTTGTCTTCAAAATTTTGAATTAAATCTTGTTCGCATGTATCATATAAAGTATAGTAATGACCATTTGATAAACTATTGTTTTTAACTGGGTTATCTAAAGCTGATGAAGTTTGATATCCGTTTAATTGTGCCGCAGTTTTTCTATCTAGATATACATTTAATATTTCTGTTTTATCTGCGTTTAATTTTGCGATATATCCCAATTGTTGAACTTTAGTTTGTTTAGTTGGTTGAATGGAGTGAATAATATTTGGGTCTAAATTTCTCTCTACAAGTAGCCAACGAAATCCACAATAAATTGTATTTTCTTCAACAGCCTTTGTTATGCTAGGACGTTTGATATTCTTGTCTTCATTCATAGCTTCCGTGACAGATTCATATACTTTCACTAATTGCAATGTTTCTGGATTAATTTTTTGAAGCCGTGGTCCTAAATGCGGCATTTGTTGATTAAAACCTGTTACTACTTTGGTTTCTTTTTCATTGAGTTTGTTTAGGATTTGTTGAATAGAATTCTCGAGAGAAGTAACTTTATTTGTCAATAAATTATTGGTATGAATAAGTTCTTTCAATAATTCGTCATTATTATTACTAATTTGACCACTATTTTTTAATTTTAAATTCTCAATTTCCAATAATAATTCTCTTACTTTGTAATTATAATTATCAACATTTTCATTGATAATTTTTAATAATGCTTGGTATGTTAGAGTTGTTCCTATCAAAAACAATTCATTTTCTTTTTCATGACCTGTTAAATTGCTTACTTTGGTTGGATGAATGTCTTTGTGTGAATGTAAAAATTGTTCGAATTCATGTGATTTATCTACTTGAAGACAATGCAACAATAGACATTCGTCATATTTACTTTTATGTTCATTATATCTACTCTGAACCCCCTTTCTTGACTCGCCAATTTTTACGATATAGGTTCCATTTTCAAACGTTTTTACTTTTATAACATACACTAATGATCCTGATGTTGCGTATTCTTTTAACAAAAACTTTTCATTATCTAATTCTTTTTGTTTAATTAATTTTTCTTCTGTTTCTTTGTTTTTGATTTTTTCTAATAATTGCATTTCTGATTTTTGTTTTTCTAATTGTTTTTGTAAATCATAAACACCATTTAATCTAATTTCTTTAATAACTTCACATACCCAATTTTGAAATCTTTCTGCAATGGGTTTTCTAGACTTAAATAAAACCTTGTATAATCCTTTTTCAGTTAAAAAAGTGACTTGTTTAGGTCCAGTAGATGTGTCCATACTATGGACACGTTTTTCTGTATTGTCAAAGTGTTGAATTGTTGACCTAATATTTCCCATTTCCAATATTTCACCAATATCATTAGCTCTAAACAATGGTTCCTCATATGAACCTTTTATTATGATTTCAGTGTGTAAATTATTGTCGTTAAAAGCCTTTACTACTTCCATTTAACCCGTATATTATATATTTACATGTCTTTATATTAATATTTAGATATATATATTATTTTAATATGAAAAGGATGTGCATACTATTTACTCCCTTTGGTTTACCAGAAGGGAAAGCAATAATTTAAGTAATTGTTTATATAATCAATTGTTTGCTTCTCCGATGTGAGAATCAATATTGTTTTTTGCTTTAATAATTAAAAAGGAATAATTAATTATTAAAATATATAAATAAAAACCACACGATATAAGGTGTTTAATTGGAGTAAGCCAAACCACCCATACCACTCATAATTCTGAGAACGTTATAGTTGGTAGCATAGACACGAACCTTAGCAGTCTTGGTACCTTCAACTGTTGCGTTAGACAAGACCAATTGAAGTGTGGCGTTATCAATTCTGGAGAAATTGCATGTGCCGCTTGGTTGGTGTTCCTCTGGACGAAGAGCGAATGAGTAAACATTAATACCTTCATCAGGATTGCGGGTATGTGATTGGTAAGGTTGAACCCAAGAGAAGTAGGATCCTTCACGCTCAGAGAAGCGATCTTGTCCGTTAAGTTGAAGCTTAGCAGTGACAACAGGATTTTGACCCCAACAATGCATATCCAAAGAGGTTTCAGAGAGCACGAAAGTACCAGCATCAGAAACTCCAGAGTTATCAAGATGAGGAGAAGTGGTTCCAGATTGTAGAGCAGCAACGAGGGCAGGATCAAGACCAGATACATTCAAAGGAACCTGGGGACCACCAAGATTTGCCTCATTGTAAGGGTTGGAAGGACCATGCCAGTATCCAGTGAAACCAGGGAACTCATAAGCTGGCTGGTAATCAAGAGCACCAGCATCTTGGAATAGACCACGAGCATCGATGTAAGCACGGGAATCAGCAGCAACAGCGGCAGGACCTCCGAAGGCATGGATAGCATTAGGAAGAGCATCGATGGCATCAGTGTAATTGAAAGGTTGAGCACCAAGAACCTTGAATAAAAGAGCATCACAGGTTAAGGATGAGCAGTAATCAACGTTTTGATCAGGTTGGACAACCCAGATGAGTTCCTTAACAGGATGGTTGAAGTTCAACTTAATCTTGTTGGATGAGGAACCGACTGATTCATCACCAGTGAATTGAAGTTGAGTGATCAAGTACTCATGAGGATTTTGGGCCATTCTGCGGCGTTCATCAGTGTCAAGGAAGACATAGTCAACGTAGAGTGAAGCAGCAACCAAAGATTGGTTATAGGCAATAGTAGCAGGGACAGGGCGTCCAACTGTGTATTGACCAGCAGCACCACTATAAGGATTGGTATTGCAGTTCAATGTGGTAACAGCCCACAAGCATTCATCAATAGGTCTGATATCAAGGTTAATTTTGACTTCGTGGTATTGAAGAGCAATCAAAGGAAGGGCAAGACCAGGGTTG